AGTTCTCCACTGGCACTGGCCAGTTCTGGCCAAACAACTTGATGCCGTCGAAGACCTTGATCTTCGGCGGAACCCTTCCCTCGGGAGCCCAGCCCGGGACGTCTTTCCAGTTGACGTTAGCCTCTTCTGGAATGATGTCCTTGACCTTTGTTAGACTGACCTTACCGGCCGTCAGGTCGTTGTCCCACTGGAGAACGTTGGGGGAGTAGCCCGACCAGAAAGCCTGGCTAACCGCGCGGATCAGTGGCGTCCAGATCTGCTTGAGGTTCTCGGTAACGAAGTCCTTGATCTTCTTGTCTTCGCAGTCGACACGCCAGTCCATCTGGTGAACCATGAAGGTCATAACCGCCAGAGTCGCGTTGATCTGGTAATGATCCTTCATGGCACGGAAGTCTGCCAGCGTAAGCCGGGACAAGTCGAACATGACAGTTCCGCCACCGGGCATGGTGAGAATCTGCCTGTCGCGGTCGCCACTCCACTGGGGGGCGAATTTCTCGCCCAGTTTCGGGGCCGGCGCCTTCTTGTACATTGAGCTTCGAATCGGATTACCGCGAGGGTCCACGAGTCCACTGCTGACACCATTCGGGCCTGGACGAGAAGCGTTCACTGATGTCTCCTGGGCAGCAAGTGTGAGGGGAGTCTCGGTAGCATTCCGCCGCCTGACGACAGGTCCCCTAGAGAAGGAACGGTAATCCTGCTACCGTAGCCGCCACCTGGCATATCAGAATTGTAACCTGGCAATTGAATGCCGCCAGATCCATCATCAATCGTGGACGAAGCTGAACCTCCACTAGACGATACACCACGCCTGTAGCTCCTGTCACCCATTAGGGTGGTAACAACACCCGCCATTGAATCCGAGACGTCCTTACTTCCCCCCTCCGGGTGATCGATCTTACCGTTCTCTTTTTCGATCAACCGTAGAATCTCAAAGACGGCAATCTCTTTCGTCTCCACGTCGCCATGCTTCATGTAAACTTGGTAACGTGGGAATTCGACTCGGCCATCATAGATAGCCTCACGTAGATCGTGGTACGGAAGAATGTCCTTGTCGACCGAAATCATTTCAGTCTGGAAACGCTTCTTGGCCAATTGCTGCAGAGTGTCCGTACTCTGGAAACCGTCGAGCGTTACCTTCTTGATATTGAACCTTCGCTCGTTCTTCAGTCGATAAACGATCTGCCGAACATCTGCGAGCTGTAGCTGCGTGCCAGGGAGTGCCCTCATTCGCAAGAGCATGTCGAAAACGATGACAGGCTTCATTTCGCCATCGATTTCTGTAACTTCACGTATGTGTCCCATGGCCATGCCCAAAGCATCGCCCCTAGCGCTATATGCGATGTCAATATGCATGACTCTACGTAGCGAATCGGGGGCGTAGAACCAATCTGCGAAGTTGGGACTACTGATGTTGGTTCCAACCGGCGAAGTCTCGATGTCGTAGCGCGCGTGCCACTTGTCCCGACAGATCTCCACGCGATCCACCATAGAGATGAATGCGTCACCAACGAGCGGCGGAATGCCGGCCAGGTCGCGAAGTGCCTTCTCGGGATTGTTCTTGAAGTCCTTCTTGTACGTGTTGGGAATCTCCATGAGGAGTTCTTTGTCCACGAAGTCCAGTTGCATGTTCGGAACGATAGTCTTGCGCTTCGGGTCGAACCAGAAAGAGTCGCGGCTACCATCGGGGTTCAGGAATCGAGGCCAGCCAAGGCTTTCCCAGATGGTGAGCTTCTTGGCGTAGCATCCACCGTCTTTGCCCTCAGTGTTGAACTCCTCGTACTTGCGCGCGGCGAACCCGATACTCTTCTTCATCTGCCCAATGAGCATGAGCAGGCCACGGTTTTGGAATCGAGACGTGATACGAGCGTGGATGGTGTCGTATCCTGCTTCGGCGTAATCCTTCTTCTCGGTGACCGTGTGCGAGTCAATCTCATCGATGATCCCGCCGAGAATGTTGTAACCCTCGAAGCTCGTTTCGCGCGAGTCGCCCGGCACGATCCAGATCTCCTTGGCGAACCGGATCTGGGTCGTGAACTTCGGGTCATGAGGCCAGTCCTTGAACCAAGGACTGTGCTTGATGCGCGCGAAGATGTCACCGAACAGAACCTCCTTTGCCTGCTTCTCGGACGTACTCATCATCATGAATGCGATACGAGAGCCGGGGAGTAGGCCAAAGAAGTCCTGGGGATCTTTCAAGCACAAGCACCAGTGAACCATGTACGGCAGCGCGATGCTGGCGAACGTCGTCTTACCAACACCGATAGCGCCAGTGAACATCGCGCGCTGGACGTTGGCCAAGTTGTACACGTTCGGCTCGGCACCGAAGATGTTAACTAGGCACTCTTTCACGCCCTCGCGGACACCTGCGGCAATGTTCAGATAGTTTGAGTCAAGAAACTCTTCGAGACTAGCTGGCCGCTCATTGAACGCTGGATTGCGAACGAGCCACTGGAGTTCCTTTGCCGCCTGAATCGGATCAAGAATCCCAGCCATCACTCGCGCCCTGCGCGCTTAACGGGCAGCAGGTCGCGCTCTACCTCGACGTCAGGCTCCTTCTCGGCGAATGTCTCAGCATCGAGAATGACCGGTCCGTTCTTGGCCTTGGATAGTGGCTGCCCCATAACCGACTGGAATGTAACTCCGGCCGCCTCGATGGCATTCTGCTGGGTATTCTTTGCCATGCTCTTGAGGACGCCCTGGATCATCTCTGGCGTCATCGCCTCGCGCGGGATGCCCTGTTGCTCAAGTGCCAGAACGATACCAGCCATGACCTGCTTGGGGTTGGCCGTAGACAGATCCACGATCTGGGTAGATCCGCCACCAGCGCCGTTGACGTTGTTGATCTGAACCTTCACTCCAGGACCAGCGAGCGTCGGGTCCAGCAACTTGGCCAGCTTGACGCCCGAGTCAAACAGCGCCTTGATGTCCTTGCTGACCTGCGGATCGATCTCACCCTTCTGTGTTTCTGCCTCCAGACTGGAGTCGAGCCTTCGGGCCTGTAGTTTGGCTAGCTCACTCAGGCCGTTGAGTACGGTGCCCGCGTTGCGCGAGCCGAAGAACTTGTCTAGCTCGGACATCTCGGACTCCCTCAATCCACAGATAGCATCTGCCCTGTAAAACCTGCATCCAACCTGGATTCTACACCGATTGCACAAGATCTTGTCGGCCTCGACTAGACTGAACTGCTTCGGCCTGAGAACGATCCGATTGGTCTCGCGCGGGATGAACTCATCATCAGGTACTGCAGCTTCGTCTGGAGTGACGTTCAGGTGGCCGCGATGGAAGCGCAGGTTATTTGCCCAGTGCTTCGCCGCCCACCGAGCCGACCTGATTCTGAATGCAAAGCGCTTGTTCTGGTCCCGCAAGATCTCGCTGGACGTGAAACCGAGAAGCTTGATCCAGTCGTCATGCTGCACTAAGTGTTCCGCCAGCAGGGGCAGTCTGTCATTGTCGAACTTAATGAGCAGGCCGTTTGGCAGAATCACTCGCCTGTTGATATCGCCGATGTCACTCAGGCCAAAATCGACCGACTGGAACTTCAAGCCGAAGATGACCGAGTAGGCGTTGACTCCGTTGATAAACAGTTCAACTTCTGGATGATCGCTCTGTAGCTCGGCCAGTTGGTACCAAAGACGCTTCCCTGCGTCGTAACTGACCTTCATGCTGTTATGGATCACGATTCTGTGCTTCTGGCCTTCCACTGGACGAAGGCTGGTCGGCAGAAGCATGTTCTTGAAACTCTTGGCAGTGCTCCCCGCTGGGTTGTCGATCATGCGCATCAGGTCCTGCCAGGTATCCCCCTTGCTGCTCCAGCTAGGATAAACGGCAAGAGGGTGCTCCAGGTCGCCGAGCATGTCGTACTCCGAGCTACCCTGGATGCCAATCAGCATGATCTTCGGGCGCACGGCAGTGTGCATGTAGAACTGGCGCACGTACTTCAGGCCGTCAACCTTGAGCCTGTGAAGGTGCTGCCTGGTCCAGGTAAGTCTACTCACGCCCTCTTGAGCGCACACCGCTAGCGCGCGGTCGGCATTCCTTATCCAAAGATCTGTCATGGGGTCACCCTAATAGGTGGATAGGTTAGCTTCTGGACACAGGATAGCACGGGCGCGCCCACCTACGCATCGGCATGAAAACGCACGAAAGCCCCCGGACTCGATCAAGTCAAGGGCTGGCTGGCGGGGGGCTGGCCTGCGATGACATGATGGTCCGAGGGCTCTCGTGTTCGGGCAGGCAGCAGTCTCGGGACGCGAATCCTGAGGGACCGTCCAACGTTTGCCTGCCCTGTGCGTGCGTGATCACGTTCGCACTGCAGGTGACAATACACATCCTCTAGCTGGTTGTCAAGTGCCGATAGTATTCGCCCGCTTGATGTTGATCATGAATCCGGTGTAGTGTTTGCGTCCGACACGTTTACGCAGGTCAACGAATTCTGGAGGGCACGATAGTGAGTAAAGTGCATATGGCGACACAGGTTCCTCCGCTCTTTGTCGATGTTTACCCCGACGGAAGCGACAAGGCTGGTAGGGGAGGACGTAGCCCTGACAAGTGCCAGGTTATGGCATGGCTTGAAGTCGAAGAGAGTGAGTCGATCAGACTCGTTCCCATGGTCCTGGATTGTGAAAGTAGTGACGTAATTGACGTCAGGCATTACATTCACATCAACTACGAGGAGGGCGTGGCTGATTATATTGTCCGCGAAGGGATCAAACTGACACAGGAACTCAAGGAAGTTGAGGGTCACGGTAAGGGTAATTTCATCCGCATCCTCTGGCTCTAATTCACGCATATAAATCTGAGGATTAACATGTCAAAAGAAGTAGCAAAACTGTTCGCCAAGCACTTCATCGCCCGTTCTGATGTCAAGGCAATCCAGCGAGGTGACGGCTCGTACAATCCGGTGAATGCACCCTTCGATATGACAAGTCTACTGGCTCACATCGAAGGTATGCGCACCTACGGGCACTACCTGCTCAAGCCAGTTGAGAACACGTGCAAGTTGTTCGCTTTCGACATTGACCTGGACGAGCACGGCATCTGCCCGACCAAACAGAGCGAAGACGGCGAGTTCTTCGATTTCCAGCCGTGCGACCTGCGAGAATTCTGGAAGGAGAACAGCGAGACCAATCGTCCAGAGATTCTGTACATGAGGCTCCAGATGCGCATGATGTCAGCAGAACTGGCGCGCGTCATTCACGAGAAACTCAAGCTCAAGACGGCAGTCGCGTACACTGGCGCTAAGGGTGTGCACGTCTACGGATTCCATGACGTCTGGTTGGCGGCCAATTCGCGCAAGGGTGCCGAGCTTGTACTCAAGATGACTGATCACTACGAGCCGGCAGCGGGGAACAACTTCTTCAAGTACAAGAAGACATTCTGTGAGATTGACGGCTCGCTGGATCACGAGCTGTCTTTCCAGAACTTCACGGTGGAAGTTTTCCCCAAGCAAACGGAGGTGGACGCGGACGGCTATGGTAACCTGATGCGCCTGCCCTTGGGTGTGAACCTCAAGAACAGTAGGGTTGACACGTTCTTTGTCGACATGCGGGTTCCACTTACCGAACTGGTGGCCCGCGACCCGATCGAAGCACTTACTACGACAGATCAGTGGCTCTAGCTAAATCGGGGAAGTGATCCATGACAAACACCCCCTCCAGTTCCGAGGACGAGTTCCTTGCGCGCCTCGGCCTCATTGAGGCGGAACTGGCGGCGAAAGCCGAAGCTAACCCCCAGGTAGAGGATGTAACCAAAGAACCAGGTAACCTATGGGCAGACTTCGTTCCAGACGTCAGCGACGTCACCGGCGGACTTCCGCAGCACGAGATCGACGCCGACGAGTTCATGAAGCGCATCAGTATCATCGATGCGTACAAGATGTTCGGCGGGCAGTCGTCAATCGCCCGAATCAAGAAAGAAATGAAGGTTCGCTGTCCAAATCCGGATCACGAGGATAAAGACGCATCCTTCAGCATGAATACCCAGACGAACGTCTTCAACTGCTTCAAGTGTGGCGGTGGAGACGTCATCACGATGGGCGCCTGGGCCAAGGGTTACGATCCTCAAGACAGAACCATCTTCAGGCAAGTTAAAGCTGAGATCATGGCTGACTTCGGTTTCGAGACACCAAACCCATATCTCATCACCATTCCGGACCCAGACCCGGAAACTCCACCCGTAGCACCAGAAGTATCACCCACTCCTCCGGTCCA